TTCAAATGATTTATCTTCATATTGAGCTTGATTAAATGCTTCTGTTTCTACAATTTCAATTTGTATTTTAATGTTCTTTTGAAAGTCTTTTAAAAAATGAAGTGCTTTATATGGTGAACATTTACCATTCATTACTTCTTGAACTAATTCTGTTGTATCTATCATTTTAATTATTTTTTAGTTTTTTCAAAATCTTCGCTTTCATCTTCACCAAATACTCCAAGTTCATAAAATCCAGTTAGTTTTAAAACTGCTCTACTCATTGCTCTTTTTTCAGCCATTTCCATTACATACCAAGAATTTGTATTTCCACTTTTAAAATCAGCACCTTTTAAAGCACTGCCAAAAGTTTGAATGTTTAGACCGTTTCTTAAAGGACTTGCATTAGCTTTTACTACACAAAAATCTTTTTCACAATTAATAACTTCATAAGATATTTGAATCTTAGCAACTGATTGAATTTTATCAATTCCACTTCTTGTGATTATCAGATAGTGTTGATGTTTAAAAACATCTTCTTTTGTTAAATTGTACTTCTTATAAAGTACTGTTAATTTTTCTTTGTTCATAATTTAATTTTCTAATTGGTTAATAATTTCGTTTTCTAATTCTTGTTTAATTTCTTTCATCATTGGATTTAAAAACTTTACAACATCACCAGCAGCATCTTTTATTTCAATGTACCAAAATGTAAAGTTATTGTAAGAATAAACATCTGAAGTTCTACCAATTGAATAATCAGCTTCTTCTTCAAGTACTTCATCAAATTCAACTTCACAAGTTAATGTAAAACCATCTTCTAAAAATCCACCAAATCCAGCTTCAACTTCATTTGTGTTGTTATTATAATCTAATGTTTCTAAGTTTATCATGTCGTTTGTTTTAATTAATTATAGTGTAAATGTACAACTATATTTGTAAATACAAAGCGTAAATACAAAAAAGACTTTAAAAAAGATGTAACTGCTTGATTTTCAACAAGAATAATTTTTACTGATAATTAAAACTATTTAATAAAAGATGTAAAAAAGTGTATTTATTAAGATAATAACAACTAAAAAAGCTGAAGCAATACCAAGAAAGAAAGATATAATTAATTTATTCACTTAAAAAGAAACTTGTAAGTAATACGACCACCAACAATAAGAACAAGAAATATAAAACACCACCACCAGAACTTGCTTATAAAATTAGATACTTTTTCAATTGTGGTTAATTCAATAGTTGAAACTTTATTAAATGGAACTTTTATAAATTCTTTTATTCTAATTGTATCTGGTAAACATTCAGCATCAATTAAAAGCGTATCAGTTGTTTTAATGAGTTTTAAGCGTAATTTATCTTTTTCTAGTGTGATTGTATCAAATTGTAAAGATATTGCAGTATCTATTATTGGATTGCTTGTAATGATAGTTGTATCATATATTATTGAAGCAGTATCTTGTTTTAATAGCTCGGGGTATTTTTTAACTAATCTTTCAAGTTTTCTGTTTGCTCTTTTTTTAATTCTTAATTCTTTTGAAATAAACGGATTGCATCCAACAAAAGAAATGCAAAGCAATAGTATTAATAAGTTTTTCATAAATCAAAAGTAATCATTAATTAATTATATTTAAAAAAAGTATTGTTATAATTTTGTATGTTGTTATAAATTTGTATGTTTGCATAGATTAACGGTTGGTGTAAGATTAGTATTAACGGATTAGAAACTAAAAAGAAATAATTATGGATAAATGTAAATGGAATGTAAAAATATTAAACCACTATTTTAGATTAACTGTAGAAAATAGATTTATAATACTTGGTTATAGGGGTGAAAATTGGAAGGAGTTAGTTAATATTAATTTTACACTTTGTTAGCATTAGCGAAGCGTAGTTTTAATTAATGCTAACGAATGGTAATATGTTTTGGATTAAAAATTTTGAGCGATGGAATTGACAAATAAACTGATAGAGGAAATAGGTTACAATAGAATTAACAAAAGTATGTTTAGGCTTGGGAATATAACTATACAAAATGGATGGACAGATGATGGTGGAGATGTTTGGGATAGAATATTAAGCACGAAAAGAGCATACAAAGTTTGTGTAAATGGAAAGTTTAAAGAAATGATAACAACACAGGAACAGCTTATTGATATTGAGCAGAGCGTTGGCAATTTTTGATATAAAATATATTACGTGTTAGCATTAGCGAAGCGTAGTTTTAATTAATGCTAATGTGAGAAGCTAAACGCTTTTTTAATTGCGTTTGAGGTTATGTTATAAGTTGACACAAATTACGGATATGAAAAAAGGATTAATAATAAAAAAAGAGTGGTTAGATAAAATTCTTGATGATGGCAAGATGTGGGAAATGAGAACCACTAAAACCAAAATTAGAGGAAAAATATATTTGATTGAATCAGGAACGGGTTTGATCGTTGGCGAAACCACAATATTAACGTGCATACATGAACCGATTGAACCAAACGATATGTTTGTTAATCAGCACATGGTTAAAGATGTGGAGTTATTAAAGAAATGGAAATACGCGTGGGTTTTAAAAGACTCTAAGCGATACAAAGAACCAATACCCTATACACACCCACAAGGGGCAGTAATTTGGGTTAACTTATAACGGAGCGTAGGTATGTTGTCGTTGCGTGAATTTATTAATAATTTTAAAAAACAGAACAAATGATTAAATTTATTAGAAACTTATTTAAAGGTAGAAAGCAGCAATGCAATATACCTGATGTTAGCATTATGTGTTGCGATTTAAATCGTGAATTTCATCAATGCGAGGTGCATCGTTGTAGTACTTACGGTTGTTTAAATTGTGGGCAGTATCGGAAGCAATATTAATGCTAACAAGCGAATAAACAACACTATAAATTTATAACTATGAAAAATACTAAATATCAAATACTTAAAGACGTTGAAGATATAAAAGATGTTGAACTGTTAGTTGCAGTCTTAGAACTGTCGGCTCACAAATCTGGAGTTTTGACAATATCAGAAATGGCAAGACAAGAAAACAAAAGTCCAAATGGAATTAATCAATCTAAAAAATACAGAAAGTTGTTTATTGGTACGCAAAAGATGTGTGTAAAAGGTTTAGATGATACTAATTTGCCGTTTTAGTTTCTTTGTCATAACTTAAAAAAGCATCTTTAATTTCAATTGTAATTGATTCATCTGCTTGTTGAATCTTTTGTGTTAATGTTCTTTCAGCAGTTGACCAAATACGCTTATAATCAGTTTTAAATGCTACTAAGATACAACCAAGAGTGTTTGTTGAATCATTTCCACCATGTATTCTTATACCCTCAAACATTGGAACGTCTAAAAGCAATGGTATCTTTCGTTTAAATCTATTGGACCAAGTTAATTTGACTTGATAAAGACCATCAGCAATTGCAGTTTTACCATAAACTTTTACACCATCAGCTCTTTTTTCATCTTCTAAAGTGTGGCAAAAAAATACATCATTAATAAATAAATCACCAATGATGTTTCTATCTCCATCTACATTGTATGTATGTCTATAAACTTTTATCTTCATCTTCAAAAATTTCTTTAACAAATTCTTTCTTTCCTTTAAATATTAAAGTCTTTAAATAACTGAATAAATTAATCTTCAAAATTACATTGAAATTTTCCACTAAACTTTTTACTTCAATAGTCATTAATAAAAATGTACTTGTTTTTATAAATGGTATTGATTCAAATTGTGATTCACAACCAGAAGCAATTAATAAAATTAATGGGTACATTGTTAGTTTTGGCAAAACACCATCTGATAAGTTTCTGCTTTTAAAACCTTTCCAACCGTTTTTTCTTATGCTTTTCAAAATACCAGTTAAAGTGTCAGCAAAGATTAAAAATCCAATCAACATTAAACTACCAATTGTGGGCATGAATAAAGCAATCATAAAAGCAGCAATTTCAATCCTTGCTGAAGTAATAAAATTAAATATATCTTGTTTGTATGGCATAACTCAATTGTAAACTCTTATTTCTATTGCTGTTTCATAAAGAACTTCATCGGAAGGGGTTATACCACTCGAATAAGTTTCCACCCAAATACTATTCGCATCACCATATATTGTGAAAATTCTTTCTGTTTGCGTGTTGTTGTAAGTGCTTCCAATAAGCATCATTACTTTACTTTCATCTGGAAATACCCCAGCATTTGTCAATATGTAGTTACCAACAGCACTATAAGACCAAGCAAAATCTGTTGAAAAATCATTTTGCAAAACTGTTGCAACTGGTGATTCCGTTCCACTTTGAGATATTGTAGCAACATAACTTTTATAATTTCTTGGCACTTCAACCAAATCAGTTGCATATATTTCAACCCATGAAGCTGGATTTGTTGATGGTGTTGTTGCAGTAATTGGACCAGTAACAATACACTTGTAAAGTTGGTTGCTTTCCATTACTGCATCATCTAAATAATAATTTGCAGCAGCATCATAGGCATCAATATTTGAACTTTGACTTAATGAAACCAAAGCATTGTAAAGTTCTATAAAATTATTATCTAAGTTTGCAAATGTTAAAGCACTACCTTTTGTTGTTAATGGTGGATTACTTACATCTCTTAATAAAATATCTTTTTTAGCCATTTTTTAATTCTTTTACTATTTATTATTTATCTTTTATTACCATTACCACCAGCAGCAGAAAGTCTTAACCCACCAGTTTTGTGATTAACTTCTCCACAATCATAAAGCGGATAGTCTGAAGAATTACAATCTAAGAAAAACTTAACTCTATTTTCATAAGCCTTTGCACCACTCAATGCTTCACTAACTAATCTTGATAATGTTTTTTCAGTTAATGGTGTTGAATCGGGATTGCTTTTACCAACCATTCCAAACGCTGTTGAATTGGTATTTGATTTGTTTAAATATCTTGCATAAGCATAATAAACCAAAACAACTTTTAATCCTGGATTTGTATATGTTCTATTCCCAGAAGTCCAAGTTGAACCATTAAACAAATCATCATAAGCACTATTTGGAAATTGTGGTGAACTTTGAAATTGTGTTAATAATTCACTATAAAATTGGTCGCTTAAAAAAGGACGTAATTCAAATTCTTGTGCTTCTTGAATAAATGGATTAATTTTCTTTGATGAATTACTATTTGATGAAATAGGTTTATATTCTTGAATGTCTGTTATTGTTATTAAATTATTCTCGAAAGCCATTACATTACAGTTTTATCAATTTGTGATTCTTGTGTTAATAAATCAGCATCTTCTTTGTCAATTTCAAATAACTTTTGAAGTATCAATGATTTAACATTAGCCGACAAAGTTCCATTACTTAAAATTTCAAAAATCTTTGCTTTTCCTTCAGCAGTATCTTTTACTTTTGGAATTGCTGGTGATGTTTCTTTAATATCGTAATCTTCAAAAGTTCCAAATATTGAATCTGTAAATAGCTCTTTAAATACTGCTGAAATTTCAAGTCTATAATCAGAAGTAATTCCATTGTAATAAGCATTAGCTGAAACCATTTTACCATCAGAACCACCAAACAGACCTTCTTCTGCTAAAACTAAAACAGATGGTATTAAATAAGCTCTGAAGATGTTGTTTCTTGCACTTTCTTCAGTAAAAGCATATAAATCACCAATATCTTGAATATCAACTTTAGTTAAATCAAATGAACTTTCTTCACCTTCTTTTTCTAAAAGCATTATTTTACTCGTATCATCAGCACCTTGAAAATCAACTAGGTTATTTATAAAGATTTCACGTTGTTCTTCATCTTCAAAAGTTTGCACTTCTAATAAATGTGAAGCCATGAAATTAGTTGTAATATTTCTAAACTTAAACACTTTAGCGTGTGCATCTGTTTGAACATCTTCAAGAACAGAATCACTTGGTGCTAATGGATATTCAACACCATCAACAGACCAATACAAAACTTGTCCATTGTAATTGTGCCAACCACCAGCAGCATCAACTTCTTCTTGAATTACTTTTGCATCTGGATTGTAAAAGTTGAAATAATCAACTTCATCTTCTTCAATCTTTGGTTTGTTTACTTTTTGCCAATCATCATAAACAGCAATCTTATTTGGATGCTTTTTATTATCGGCTGTTGTAAATCTTACGTCTTGAAAAGGAATATATGAAAAAGAACGCTTGTTAAAATTAGCATCATAATTTATATGAATTGCAAAACCGTTAAATTTTGAAACAGCTTTACCACTCTTAAACAATAATTTGTTAGCCGTTAATCTTTTACTGTTTACAATCGTTTTAGATAGTGCTTCGTTTACAAAGCCTTGACCATAAATATATTTTCCAAAAATCTTTGTTGAAAGAGTACCAGCACCAGAAGAATTAATAATATCTTGAACTCTTTGTGGATAAGCATCGTCTACATCATACATCAAAATTCCAGTATTTCTACCAGCCTTTGTTGTAATTCTTTTTGTTACATCTGTTACTGTTGCTTTCATCTAATTTGTTTAGATTATTCGTTGTCAATAATAAAAGAAACTAATTTTGCTTCTTTACTTCTTGCTCCAGGCATCTTTAAATCTTCATTTTCATCAGCAAGTTCTTGTGCTATTGCAAATAAATCTGGTAAAGTCATTGCATAAAGTTCTTGCATCCTATCATTTGATTCTTCAACTGCTTCTTCAATTACTTCTTTAACCACTTTTTTTGTTTTTACTTCAACAGCACATAATTCTTTCCAATTATCTGGATGTGTTGTAAATGAAGCAATATGTGAAGGAAACTGTTTTAAAATGTGAATTGCTTTTTCATCAGTTAAATTTGCATTTGCATAATGAGTACCACCAACAGTTATTAATGTACCTTCTTTGAATTTGAATTTACTTTCCATTTGTTCTTGTTTTAAATTAATTTTATCTTTACTTAATGATTTAAGCATAATAAATAAATCTTCTAAACAACCACAATTTTTCATCTTATTAAGATGTTGCCCCATGATTGCAAAAGATAAACTACTTGCTTTTTTAAATTCAACTGAAGAATGGTTGTTTCTCCATTTCATCTTAGTAGATTCTAATGAAAGAACTTCTTTAATTTCTTCAGTTAATAACATAATTGTAAAAATAACAAAAAAAAGCGTAACCAATTAGATTACGCTCTTTTTTATTTATATGTAACCAATCTAATTATTACAATAAACCTTCAACTGCTGCTTTAGTAGTAGCTAAATCAGTAATGAAGAATGTTTTAGGCATGTGTGGCTCTAAACTTAATTCATCAGATTTAATTATTACATCAAAAGCACCTTGATTTTCTTGGTTTATAATATCTCTAATGTTTTGAGATACAACTAAACCAGCATCAGCACCATAAACTTCATAAGCAGAGTCTCCGTCAGTTCCTTTGAATCTGTTGTTTACAATTGCAACCATAGAACCTTTAGCCATCTTTTCAAGTTGCTCTTTGGCAACAGCATCAACATTAAAAACTTTAAAGTTGATTTCATGGTTATAAACTTCTGCAAAAGTTTGTTTAATAAATTCGTATTTTGGTCCAATTGAATTGTTCTTTCCTTGATAAGAATAACCAACAACTCCAGAAGCTAAAACAACAGCTTCAATAATTTGTGGATTTGATACGTTTAATGTTATTGCTGCATCCAACCAATCACTTCTGTTAATAAGAATTAATTCATCTTCAGCACCAGCTTGAAGTGGGTTTGCACAGTCGATTGTTAAACCAGCCGTTATAGAACCACATACACTTGTTGCCATAATTTTTAAATTTTATATTGTTTATAAATGGGAGTGAAATTAACCACTCCCTTTTTTTGTTTTTAGTATGCTACTTGAACCAAGTAATCTTCGATAATCTTAGCATCAATTGCATATTGAGTATCTAAGTGATTCAATTTAGTAACTGGGTCATAAATTACAGCCATTTCAGAAAGATTTGAAACATCTTCAGTTCCAACTTTAGTGTTTTCTTTCGTTAATAAAACTGCTCTATGTGGTAAGTTGTATTTTGTACCATCACTTTCATAAGCTCTAATGATTCTATCCCAAAATTCAAACCCGATAACAGTAATTCCACCACTATTTAATTGTGTCATTCCATTTTCTAATCTTTCAGTTGTGAAAGCAATATTAGCTTCAGTTAATTCTCTTTCGTATTGGTCTGCAACAGATTGAGTAACAACATACATTAAGTTTGCCATACCTCTTAATCTGTAATCAGCACCATAACGCATATTTTGTAAAGTGTTTGTAACAACTCTGTTTGTTGTGTCAGTTGAAGTAAACGCTTGTGCAGCAAAAGTTGCTTGACCGTTTCTTGAAGCAATACCAGTTGTTAATCTATCAGCATCAGCAGTAACAATTGCAAATAATTGTTTCCAAAGACCATCAATTTTATCAAAATAGGCAACATCAGTTCCAGCAGTTAAAACACCTGGAGGAGAAGCAGCAGTTGTTGCAGCAGCAGTATCAGAAAACCAAATGATTCTCATTACCTCTTCTTGTAAAGCATCAGCCATTCTTTCTTGTAAGAAGTTCATGTAGTCAGTTGATGTTAAATCAGATTTTGCTATTCCATTATTCACACCGTAAATAAAAAATGATTCTTTTAAGTCAGTCCAGCAAGAAGTTAAACGAGTTGAAACTGTTTCTGGGTCCCAGAATTTTTCACTCATTCCAATTGTATTGGTATCTGAAGTTGGAGAACAAGCTCCAGTTCCTTTACCAGTTAAACCGTTTATTCTACCAAGAATGGCTATTTGTTTTTTTGCTTTTATTCCACCAACAAAGTCGTGAAATAAAGTTGCTTCTGGCTTAGCAAATACTTGTTCAAATATTGCTTCGCTTAATGCTTTGACTTCTTCACCGTTAAATGTTAAGTCAGATGGAGTAATTACGCTCATTTTTTTAAATTTTAATTATTTATTATTATTATTTGTTTTCTTTTCTTGCTTTAATTTCTGCTTTTCTTGCTTCCATTTTTTGTCTTGGAGTTAATTCAGCAGCTTTTTTTGATTTGTTAAAAACTTTCTTTTCAGCTTTAGTTTCAAAATCAGAACCAACAGATGCTTTGAAAGAAGTAAATTCTTCATTTATTGCAGCAACTTGTGCTTCAATTTCTTTTTTAAATTCTTCATCTTTAGCAGCCATTGCTTCAGCATGAATGTTTTCTAATTCAGCAATCTTTGCTTTTAAAGATTCAACTTCTTCATTAGCTTCAACTTCTTCTTCAGCTTCAGCTTCAATGATTTCTGAAACATTACCTTCAGCATCAACAACAATTGAAACACCATCTTCAGTTAAGTAACTACCTTCTGGTGCAATTTCACCATCAATTGTAACTGCTTCACCAACTTCTGGTAACATACCTTCAGAAGCAAAACTTAATTCACCATTATCTGTTGCAACCATCATTGATTTAACAACCTCTTTTTCTTCACCTTTAATCATTGCAACTACTTCTGCAAATCCTTCAGCAATTTGTTCTTTAATTGTACTCATATCTATTAATTTATTTGATTTATTTTCTTTGTGTTTAAATGCAACTGCTTTCAATTGTAATTTTGGAAGTATTTCTGAAACAAAACCAAGTGCTTTTGCTTCTTCATCTGTTAAAGATGTTTCATTATCCATTAATGCTTCAATTGCTGCTTTATCAGTTCCAGTTGATTTACAATACATTGCAACCATTTCTTTTTCGTATGGTATTAAATATTCAGATGCTTGTGCTAATTCTTTAGAATTACCAGATACACCTTCAATCAATGGATTATGAATAAAATATTCAGAACCAGCAACTATTTTTCTATTTGCCAAAGGAACTGCAAGATGAATTTGCGTTGCTATTGAACCACAAAGACCATCAGCAATTGTAATGATGTTTGATTTACTTGATAAATATTTTGCAATAGCTTTACCAGTATCAACACAACCACCTTGTGAATCAATGTGAACGTGAATAATATCAGCATCTTTTTTTGCTTCAACTTGCATTACTACATCTTGTAAATTAACACCTTGTTCTTCTTCAAATGAACCAATTAATCCTTTTATGTAAACGTGTCCTATCATAGTTTGTAAAAATATAATTGTTTTATACAAAGTTGTTTAACATTTAATTGTTATATTTGTGATTATAACGGTTAATCTATGTTTAGTAGAGTTTAACCGAATTAATAAAATAATAACCAAACACTATTAAATATAGATGGTGTTATAAAATGTTTAAAAATGGAAATAGGAGATATGATATTAGTAACAGCTTTAGTAATAGGAGTTTTTGGAGCTGTATTTTACGCAATACCAATAGGAATGACATTTGAAGATGATTATCCAGAGAAAATGAAATATAAGTACTTTGTTAGATTCTTTGATTTTTACCTAACTGCTATGCCAGCAATGTTAATCGGAGCAAGTTTAGGTTTTTCATTAATATTTATAGTGCCATCTTTGATAATAGCACCTATTAATTTATTTTTTGACGTAACTTTTTTAGATGCAAATGAAGTAAACTTTGTAAATGCTTGTGCGATATACTACTATTTAGCAATAGCCTACAAAGTATTAAGAGAAAAAGTAATTTATACTGAATATAATATTTTATAACGGTATGAATAAGCAACGTTTTTTAACTAATAAATTGACACGATGAACTATTACGAATATAATTACATAGATAAAGATAGAGTAAAATTGTACCGTAAAAAATGGGGTTTATTTCGTGTTATAAGCCGTTTTTTCTGCTTACACTATTGGAAAAGGAATGGTATGTATGGCACAGATGATATATTTACTTGCTGTAAATGCGGTAAAGATTACTACCAAAACGTAACGTTTGGACAACCGCCTATAAGTTACATTGAAGATAATTTTAATGGCTTATAACGGTTAGTATAAGAAACGTGGCTTTTCGCCATGTTATTTATACCGTGTTAGTTGCTTTTATTTTTAGCGTTGGAAAAATAATTTAATCTTTTTTATAATATTACTTGTATATATAAAAAATATACGTATATTTGTAGGGTATTAACGAAGTAACTAAAACAAACGATATGGAAACTACAATGAAATTAGCAATTGAAACTTACGCAAACTTAACCAACAGAACTTTTAACGAGGTTTTAGAGCAAATGCAAACAAGTAAAGTGATTCAAGAATCAGTAATGAAATTAATGTTTTGTGCGGCTTAATGGATAAACAAAAATATAAACTACGATGCCGAAACAAAGGTATCGTAGTTACTTCTAACCCTGAAAAATTCAATATTATTTGGATTAGAGACTTTAATCCAATAATATACTCTATGGACAGAATAAAGAAGATAAATCCAACACGCTAGAGGACGCTCACAGGTGCAATGGTTGACTGATAGGAAAGACTATCTATTTTAAAAAAACATTTTATAGAATTATGAAAAAGAAACTAATAGAAATACCAACCGAGTTATTTGAAAAGATACAAGAGTTAGCAAAGGAAAACGAAAGGAGTGATAATAAACAGATTGTTTACTTACTTAAAAAAGCGTTGGAAGAAAAATAATTGCAACTAACACCAAAGTGGGCAACGTTGTTTTTCACAATGTTGTTTACTGGCTGTTATGGTGCGTTTCAATGCACCAAGAAATATAAAAATAGATTATGAAAATTGATGTGCTTGGACTTGGCGAAAGTCTAAAAGAATTTAAACCAAGTGATAATAAAACAATTGGTGTTAATGATATATTTAAACATCATTCTGTTGATTATTTAGTTTGTGTTGATAAGCCTGGAAGATTTACAAAAGAAAGATTGAATACAATTCTTAATTCAGATGTAAAGAAATTTTACACTCACTTAAATGAATGGTCAAGATTAAAGATTAAAGTACAAATAATTAAGTTAAACGGTGTCAGAGGTTCTTTAAACGGTATTGAAGAAGATGTTTTTTGTTATTCTAATAATTCAACATTTATTGCAGTTGTTCTTGCTTATAAAATGAAAGCAAAGCAAATAAATATTTATGGAGCTGATTTTAATACACACCCAAATTTTAAAGATTCATTACTTGATACTGCTTTGAAAGATTTTAAACA